GCCGCCACCGCCGCCACCGCCGCAGCCTTTACGGTCGTGCTCTTAGGTTTCGGTTTCGGTTTGATTTTCAGTGTCGACGGTGCCTTTTGTCCAGTATCACCGGTGATTGCCTCCATCTGTTTTTCCGCCTCTCGTTGCGCGAGAATATGCGCCGCAATTGCGGGCTTGGACGCGACATCCGTCGGACGTGACGCTTTCGCGATCTTCTCCAGCGCAGCCATATCTGCGATGTCTTCCTCGCCACCCCCCGCCACTGCTGCGCGGTCCTGTTCTTCTTGTAATCCAGCATAACTCAAGAAACTACTCTTCAATTGCTTGGCATTGATGTTTCGGTTCTTGCGGAATATGAAATACCGGTTATAGAACGAGATTTGCTTCTCTTCAGGTGTCATATATAACGCAGACCCGTATTCTTGCTGGCATCTGCGGTTCCATTCGCCACCACTACCGCCGCGCCCCCCCGCTTCCTCGCCACCGTCGCCGCGCTGCTTATTCTTACATTCCAACTCCATATGATGAAACAACCCGTCAAATGTCGCGGTTCCATCCGGCATCGGAAACATCAGTGTCGTCTCGGCTTCTTCCGGCGTTACGAGGTCAAATCCATAATTCTCTAGGAGTTGTGTCAAGTAGTCGAAATTCACGAGGTATTCGCGGGTGGCCTTATTGATGGAATCTTGATACACTTCGATTTCGTAGCCAATACTACTGCTGTCCGGCTCAAATTCGGTCTGATGATACTTCTTACGAACCGACCACATTTTCTGGGGGTCGCCGCCGCCGCCACCGCCGCCACCGCCGCCACCGCTTAATACGGTGTTCTCGTCGCCCGTCTCCAGCCGCGCCAACGCCTGAAAGATTCGCGCACCATCGAAGCACGTCCCGATGAAATAGCCGCCCAGTTTCGTACACTCGGACGCATTTTGAAGGAACGTATGTAGTTTGATACTATTTTCAAAGAAGTAGTGGATTGCGAATTGGACGGAGCAGATATCAAACCCGTCTGCGCCGCGGCCGTATTGCGGATAGACCCCGCGACCTAATATACTCGCATCCTTGGCACCTTCGCCGAATATCGCGCGGGTTATCAAACGGTACCTCTCGCTGATTGCGGCCTGACCCGCGCGGATTTCCTTACTGCTGTCCCCGTGAATAAAGACGGCGTCGGGAATATTCCGTTTTGCGCGCTTGATATCAAGATACCGCGCACAAACACCGTCGAATTTATGCTCGAGATTATCCTTCGAATAATCAATCCCGAATACAAACCCGAGTTTCGCCGCAATCCACTTTGGTAAATCGCCGCCCTTCCCCACCGCGAGGTCAATAAGCGTATTTCCTGGCCGAGCCACACTCATTATCAGTTTGCGTTTTACATACAAGTTATGGAAATCGCGCATTCCTTTTGTGAGTGTGCGGACTTTTGTGCCGCGACCGATATCGATTCCGCCGCCGCCACCACCCGACTCCGCGTGGTTGTAATAAATGTCATCACTCACAAGTTCATCCGGTATTTCATCGCCCGTCGACAACATTTCGGGTGTAATTGCGTTATGAATCGAATGCCAGTTGTTATTTGCGACGTGATACGCATTTCCGTAGTTTTTCCCGCCGCTACGATATTCCGCGGTTTTATCGTGACGAACGCGTAGGGGTGACCAACGCCAATTCACTGGTTGGGACGCGTCATAACTGAATTCAACAATTGTTTCATCCTGGATAATATCATTTTCGGTTGTCATCATTTGACTGACTCCGGCTTCGTCGGGGCGCAACATAATATGGCAAATATGTGCGTCATTGTCGTAAGGGTATGTGGGGTAAAATGGCGCGGGTTTATATGTATCCGCAGGGCCGCCGCTGCCCCCCTCTGCGCCCGCACCGCCACCGCCGCCCGCACCGCCACCGCCGCCCGCGCCTTCAATCACGGATACACACGGATTCAAGTGCCCGTGTTTTCTCTCGTCATATCCAACACGCAGCGTCAGCGTCTTGTATTGTTGAATTTGGACGCATCGGGACATATCAACGCCCGATTTGAATATATTGCTGACAAGGTCTTCATTGTCTTCGCCCTTCTTCGTGGTAACAAGGAAATCAATCGTGTTCATATGCGCGGGTTTCCATTTAAATGAATAATCCCACGTGGATTTGTAAAGAGGACCCGCCACCGTATTGTCGCTTCGCACGGTGCTACCGACGCCGAAATCAATCGGAGTAAATATAAGTCCGTCGGTGTGATATTCAAACTGGTGTTCGGCGCATTTACGCAGAATCATCGCACAGCAATCAAAGATGGATTTGCCGGATGGACCCGCAATTTCGAACTTCTTGGTTTCAATACGAATGGGCGGTAATGAATCCGCCCCACCAGAAACGCATTTGAGCTGAAGATTCTTGACGAGACTTTCCATCAATGGTAGTCGGAAATTCGTGAGGACTTCGTCTTCATTGGCCGTCGCGGGAAAGAACATTCGCGCACGAACATCCGCCTTATGAACGAAATAGACGTCAAATGCCAGGAATGCGTTGATGAACGCACCGCTTTTATTGTGGATGACGTGTTCTCCGTCCAATAGTGTATTATATAGTTTTGGATTTAAAGAGACTGCGCCGGTAAATTGGACGTTCATATTTGTGTCAATAAGATAGACATGGCCGGTTTTAGGCGCGATGAAGAGGAGTTTTCTGGCGCCGTCGGCCTTTTCTGTAACCGAATAATTCATACGAATATTGGGGGCCTTGGAGTCAGAGTCAATTGGGCGGATATTATGCATTTGTAGGGTGTATGAATTGGGGCCGATGAAATGTTTGGGGCGTAGCTCGACGCGACGAGTCGCGCGTTCACGGTCGCGCCGGTCGCGCCGGTCCCGCCCTTCGCCACCGTCACCGTCGCCGTCACCGCCGCCCTCGTCGTCGCTGTCGCTGTCGCGAGTCTCTCGCTCATCAGGATAGAGTAACTCATAATACCGCCGCTGGATACCGCGTATTTCTGATACGGAAACCGGATAATTCGTCCCTTGGATTCCCGACATTACGATTTTAATCATTTTACGCAGATTATCCATCAGATGTTTGGGGTGGTTGAACGTGGTTCCTGGACCCACGAGGTCATTGATGACTTCTATCTCCATCTCATAGCGAATCGGGCTTTCAAGAACACGCGCGGCATCAAATGTCGACGCGGAAATATAACCCGTCTGGTCTTTATGCGATTCCTTGACAACACTCATATCGATTTGAAATGGGAATTCGGGGTGTTTCAATGTCGTTCGGTTGATATACCGAAACGTCTTCTTGTTGTCATTCCAGGATTTCAAAATAGACCGCGCGAGTGTGCTCGTATTTGCGATATGCTTTTCACGTTGATAACTCACCTTGAAATTGAAGTCGTCAAAGATGACGGGGTGGATGGTATCGCCGCTGCCGCCGCCGATGCCGCCGCCGCCTCCGGTCTTCGCATACATTTTTTGTGTAAAGATAACGTATTTCTCATCCGGCATATTCGTCTTACAATAATTCTGAATCTCGTTGATGCCGTGGATTTCTGCGCGAATAAGCGACAACTTGGTTTGCCCCGTTTTTTGGTCGATGAATTCGTTTTGTATTTTCAATGAATACCCATTCTTCTTCTCAATCGTAAACCCCGATGATAACAATTTTTGAATTACTCCGTCGAAGTGTTCTCTCGTCGTGGGTCCATTCCCGCGTGTTCCAAAGCGTATCTCCAGTTCAGGAATGCCATCTGTTTTATCAAGGCAGCCCTCTAAATAATGGGATACGATTTTTGCGAATTCGGATTGTTTCACAGACGCGGAAGCGGGAGCATCCACCGCCAATGATGAAGCACCGCGATTTCTCCGCATTGTATATGTATATATGAATAGGATATTATTTATACAATAATTCAATCATTCATATATACAGTTCAATTTTATGTCTAGACGCATTTACAAATACCTTCATATAACTCCGATTTTGTCTTTCGTTTTTCAGTCCCCATAGACCCAAATTTTCCCGGAATAATATTCGCGACAGGTAAGTTCAGTTTTTGTGAAATATCGACAAGGTCTTGTAACTTATAGGCCGTTATTCTGCTGATCGGAGCAGAAATACTCTCCATCAACCAAAAATTCCTGCGAATATATGTAAGGTAATCCATATTCAGCTTGTTTGGTGCGATATATAATACAAATTTTCCCTTGATTTTTTCAAGAATAAAAGTGTCGCATCCGTTGCCCCCGCCATTGTCGATCTCGTAATATTTGCGATTCTGAACAATACACACCGATATGGATTTACATACGGCAATTGCCTGTAATGTTTCCAATGTAATAAACGGCTTATGGACCAGACTTTCTTCCAATCCACTTAGCTTGATTTTATTTGCTTTTAATATCGGTTTATTTTGCCGCATCACTTCGATTAACTCAAACTTGAACCGATTGGATTCGACATATGGATTTTCAATAGTTTCATATTTTTCGGTTCCATATAACATAATATACACCGACCATAATATTGAATCGGAACATGATGGTGGATATTTATACCCGTAGGATGTCATGATGTCGGGGTGAAATGCGACGGTAGATAAAGGTGGTATTTCGCTATCAATTGTCGTGGTGGCTGAACTACTGTCGTCGGCGGTGTCGTCGTCGGTTTCGGAATCAGAGGATGTCTCTACTACCGCAGCATAGACGGAGACTGGGACTGGGTCCGGCACAGGCACAGGCACCGGCGCCATCGCTTCCGAACGAAAACAAGAGTAATAGACTATATTTTCGCTTATATTTTCCGCAGTAAATGAAAAAGAATTATATAGACAAGGAATGACGAGTGAAGACGCCATTGTATTATATATCATACACTAAATATCTTTATGCGTCTTATTCTCGAAGAATTCCTTTGTTAAATGCCGCTTCTGCTGTTCTATTTCATTCAAATGTTTCTCCTGTTTTATGACATATTTCATATACTCTTCTAATTCACGCAATGTCGCGTCGTTTATTTTGGAGATATTAATAAAAACCCCATTTTTATTTTCATTGATTTGCGTGTGTTTTGTATGTAAAATGCGCAACACTTCAATTTGATGAATCACTGGCATATTTTCAATTCCGTCTTTAAGTGCCATCAAATAATTTGTCTTTACCTCTACTTGTTGGGCGATAGTCTGTAATTCATTCATTGTCGTGAGACTCGCAATCGCGGTGGTAGCCATTTTATAAAAATATCGTGATGAAACTTTATACCCTTTCACGGCGACGGTGGCGGCGACGGCGGCGACGCCGCGTCTAATAACATCGCAATGATGGTGACGTGGGTATCGTGTAATACATATCTGCGTCCGATGATTTCTACGGTCAATATGTCGTTTTCTTCAATCCGTGAGAACAGTTCGTTGTTGTTATTCATATCACGCGAGAGAAACACTTCAATTGGCGATATACGGCCAGGAATCATTTGCGTGGCGCCTGCGCGGATACCTGCCTGGGTTATGGTCTTGGCAACGCATTTGATGACGGTGCGTTCGTCTGGAAAACAAATGAGGCAATCCGCCACGATATCAAATACAATATTGGCGGCGGCTAATGTTCCACACGAGTGAGCGTAAATTGAAACTGAATACGGGCATATATATCCTTCGATAGAACAGTAGCCTTCCAACTGTTTCGCCAGTTCTGTCGCCAATAATTTCGTGACATTAACACCTCGGGTTATCTTATAAAACGGAATCGTGAGCTTACGCTTGATTCGTTGTTTGTTGAAGAGTGCCGGGTCACAGTAATGCTCGACGACTGGCTCCTCGGGCTCGGGCTCGGGGACGGGCGCGGGGACGGGCTCGACGACTGGCTCCTCGGGCACGGGCACGGGCACGGGCACGGGCACGGGCTCGGGCTCCTTTATTTTCTTTTTAGGTCGGATAATGGTGGTTCGTTTCGCAGTTGACATTGACAATACGGCAACAGACGCCATTACGATGAACGATAGCTATATCAATTATAGAATTATGTTTATATCTTTATCAATTTTATTGACTCGTTTGATAATCGCAAATACGGAGGGCATAGAGCGCCGACGCCGATGCCGACGCCGACGCCGACGCGATGATTTGAAGCGGTCCTGCGCAACCATAAATAGAGTCGTCGCGCAACAATGCGTCACATTCTTCTTTCGTTGCGTGAGGATTTATGGGTTGAAGATTGTGTTTGTATACCCCGTGCCGTAAAATACGACAATTGAACTCGTTAAGAGAAATGACAAACGGTTCCTGGCAATGAAGGCAAGTGAATACGTGGTCCATTACTTACAATGAATACAATGGATTGTAATAACAATAGATTGTAATTACTGTAATTATACAAGTTCGCCAATGACCGAAATGGCCTCATCGCCGATTTCAAACCGCTGGCCGATAACGCGCACACGTATTTCTTCCTCTTCTTGAAGCCGCGTAAAATCCGCGCGGTCATAGTGATGGTCTCTCGCAATAAAAACGACCACCGGTGTTTTGGGTTCATTCAATGTTGCGCGAATACCCGCGAGACTGATATTTTTAATGACGCACGTAAATACGACACCTTCTACGAGAGAACACGACTGGCACTCATATACTACGTCAAATATCGCATTCTTTCCGTATAAGTATCCGTTGGAGTATGTGAGGATTTTCACACTTCCGGGGCGGATGAATCCTTCTGCCATACACTTTCCTTCCACGATTTTCGAGAGAATATGTTCTAATGTGTCTTTTACATTACGGCCGATGATGCGAAACGGGATTTCTAATTTGCGTGTTAGTAAAATAGTGGTATACATACCGTATCTGGCTTTGGCTTGGACGACGCCTCCGGACGCGGCGGACGCGGGGACTGCGAATTTTGAAATGGTAGCGACGGAACGAGTTGGAGGCAGCGGAGCGGACGACGACGACGACGACGACGACGGCGGTCGAGTTGGAGGCAGCGCAGCGGACGACGACGACGACGGCGGTCGAGTTAGAGGATTTGACATTGACATTACGATGCTACTATATCCTTATACTTTATTTATCCGTTATACCATTATATCCCATTACAATCGTTCAATATTACACAATAATGCTTCACCTGGCGCGAAGAACCATTTGTGCCCATTTACGCGTTTCGAATTGAATGCGCGTAATAAAAACTCCTGAAAAACACACAGTTCTTTTTGGGTTCGTTGCTTCGTGTTTTCAATCGTGAGTTTATACTCGTCTCCCTGTGTAGTCGTATTCGACATTAGAATCGTATTGATGATGGTGATGGTATCGGTTTTACCAGATTGGT